CCGAATAGTTCACGGCGACCAGCCCGACCTGTACTTCATGTTGGTTTCAAGGTTGATCTGCGAGACGAACTTAGTGCCCTTCGTCGCAGCACCGGCACCCTTCATCTTCATGTGGGTGACGCCCTTGTTCACATCCTTCTCAGGGTAGCCATTGCGACCCGTTGAATCAGTGTTGGGCTTGATCTTGTTCATGTTGTTCATAAGGCTTACCTCGGGCCGCTGGAGCCACGCATCGGGCTGCGCTGGTTCATCACCTTCGCCATGCCACGACCGTACTTCTTCATGTCGGTGTTGGTCTTGCCGCCAGCACGCATCTTCTTCGTACCATGCATGGCACGCTCGTGCTTGCCGACTTCTTCTCGCGCAATCTTACGCATACCATTCTTCATAACTGTGTATCTCCAAAATAGTTCCGTTTGATCTTGTTAACACTTTCTGGGATGACCTGCAAATTTAATGGCACGTGCAATCCAGAAACTGTTTTGCCTCGCAAAGGAACAATATGGTCTACATGCCATTCGATTCCCGTGCATTTGGTTCTGAGTTTGGCTAAATCATATATTTCTGAAATTATTCATTTATCTTCATAACTTAACCAAAACGGTATACGTTGTGCTTTAGCGCACTGCCGAATACGTGACCAATGGTTAACTTTTGCTAAATTGTTCTTCCTATAAATACTTGAAGCCAATTTAGCCTCGTTTGCATTTTTAGCGTATTCAGCCTTTCTGTATGTCCGTTTACGTTCGACGTTTTGTTCTCTCCACTCACGGGTTTTTGCCCGTGCATAGTCTCTATTACGTGCATACCAAGCAGTTTTTACCCCGTGCTTATACACACTTCTACAGGGTTTGCACTGCCGTCTCTGGCTTTCAAACGCCACTTCAGGTTCAGATTTTCCACAAACCCTACAAATTTTCATGTCGTTACTACTGTCACTGTCCCCACTTCACCGGCTGGTGCCAGCGGATTAGGTGTTAAGTCTGCATCAAACGAACTAGATCCGCCAACCGGGTTCCACCCCCAGAAAATCATTCTACTACCGCCTGCGCCGTTGTTGCCTTCTTCAAAGTAACTCAGGTCAGGTCTTGGGTTCCTAAGCGCCTGCGGGTCGTCCACCGGGTAGAGGCCCAGCGACAACTGCGGCTGATCAGGCTCCCAGCACTCCGGGCAGACCAAGATGTTTACGTTCTTGGTCTTGATCACCAAAGACTTCAACTGACGAAGTTTGTACCGGAAACCACACCGGTCGCACTCCGCAATAGCATGTTTGCCACTTGCAAACCGATTTGGCATCAGTAGCCACCCAAGAAACTCTCACGCGGCACGAACCGCACCGCTGCCTTTTCCCGATCTTCCCCTGCCGCCAAGTCCCAAGCCTCGTCGTACTGGGCTTTCAGGATCTGTGTGCGGGCATCTGCACCCGGAATCTTCATGGAGAGCATGTAGGCCAACCCCGCTACCAAGCAGGGCATAAACCGGAACGGGATATCCTGACCGTTAGAACCCACACCAGGGTCAAACATCCGCACAAGGCGCGTGTAGACGAGCGTCCAAGTGGTCGTGTTATCAGGCTTCGGCCATACCGTGTACTGCGGGTACACGATGACGTTATCAGCACCCGTGGCTCCAGTACGCCGGTTGATCCAGATCTGGATGGGGCGACCCGTCGCATTCTTGTTCGGGATGGAAAGATACGTGCTGGAGGAGATACGCGAGATGTTGATGTCCTGTTGGTTCGTTCCCGTGCCTGTGCGGATCACATGGTCAAGCAGGTCAACCGTATCGACAGGAAGGTCATACGTGCCTTGGTTGTAGGTTAGGGTCTGCGTACCCGTCTCAAGCGTCCAAAGGTTAATACCCCGGTTCGCCCAGTCCATGAACAACAAGGCAAGGCTACGCTTGGACGTACGGAAGTCATAACCCGTACGCAACTCAGCCCCACAACGCTCAAAAGCCTCCTCAATGATCGTATTAAGATCAAGGTTGAAGTCGGTTGTGGCTGTAGTTTTGTCGGCCATTTACATCCCTCGCCGTCTGTACGGCTTCACTTTTTCTTTAACACCCTTGGGCTGCGCGACGAACTGCTTACCTTGGGCTTTCCCTTTACGCTTGGCGGCGGAGGTTCGGGCATACTCAGAAGGGCTGAGAGCCTTGATCGCAGCCTCTGGAAGATACCTTTCACCCGTGTCAGAAGATCGTTTACCACTTTTCGTTCTCCACTTCTGCTGTGTCCAAGCCTTGAGCGATTGCTGCGGGGCTTTCATGACTTATACCCGCCGCCCTTTTCCTTGTACCGCTTAGCCAACAACTGTGCCTTGCGGGCACTCCATTGCCCTGCTGCAGTACCCTGCGTGGCTGAAGCCTTGATTGACTCAAAGAGGCTCTTTCGCATACCGGGCTTGGTGTAGTTACCCGCCTGATTGACCTTGCTCTTTACCTTACCGCCCTCGGCATGGCGGATCGGCTTCCCAGTACCCTCAACGGGCTTGTCGTCCCCACGCCGCTTGGCGCGAGGGACTTTCCTAGGAGCGATCACACCCATGCCACGGGAAGGCATCATCAGACAAATCGTCCCTTGGTCTTACCCTTTACAGCACAACCGTCAGCCCGCTTGGAAGCGGACGAAACAGAGCCGCCTTTGGCAAACCTTTTGAAGCCGTAACGTGGGCCAAACTTTGAGACATTACCGCCTCGTTTGAATACGCCACGGCCTTTCAGCACATCAGCGCGGGTAATCTTCCCGTCGCCCGTCAAGTCAGGCATACCGCCCTCACGGAACGGTCTAGTTTTAGCCCGCTCGTAGGCGTCTCTCATCTGCCGATCTTTTGCTGCCTGATCTTCATCCTTAACAGCCTGCTCCAACTTTGCATCGGACGAAGCAGCCTCACGAGCCGCAGCCTTGCGACGACGCTCAGCAGCCGCCGCTTCCTGCGCCCGAATCAGGGCTTCCTGCTGCCTCAAGAATTCCCGCCGTTCTGCACTATTTGGGGGAGGTACAGCCTCGCCCGTGCTTGCGGATTTACTTTTGGCAGCGGCCATTAGCACTTACCGCCGTAAGCCATCTTGACCATCGTGCCCTTGGTCTTGCCCTTGCTGGCGATGCCGTCCGCAGCCTTGCGGAACACCGAACCGCCTTCACGCATCTTGACCATTGTGCCCTTGGTCTTGCCCTTGTGGGCCTTACCGTCAGCAGCCTTGCGGTAGGAGCCAGCCATGCCGCCCTTACGCATCATGGCCTGAGTACCACCGGCTGCGCCCATTCCGCTGACAGGCATGGCAGCACCACCGGAGGGAGCAGCGGGACGCGGAGCAGGAACAGCAGGTTTGCGTGCGGCGACAGCAGCGGCTCTGCGAGCAGCCTCTTTTGCATCAGAAGCCTGTCGATTAGCCGCAATCTTGGCGTCCAAAGAAGCACGCATTGCCGAAACTTTCGCATTAGGGGCGTTTCCTGCGTCACTGGCTTGTCTACTTGCAGCGGTGGCCGCGTCTGACTTGCTACGCATAGCAGCCATACGGTCTGCATAACTCGCGCCACCCTCAGCAAACTTACGCATCTTCTTGCCTTCCATCTCAGCCTCTTCGTGCTTGATCATGGACTTCGGAGCGCCTTTCTTTTTCATGAACGACACTTCCTTACGCATCATCGACTTTGACTCTTTCATAGATCCTCCAGAACCGAATTTGCGGCCTTTGTCGGCCTTAACATAATCTCGACCCACAGATTGAGGGATGCCCAGACGTTTGGCTGCTTTGGGGTCGTTAGCAACCATTGCCATCAGATTATGCTGGGCTTTGGATTTACTCGGCATCTCAACAGTTCCAAGCCCTCAAGGACTTATTGATACGGCTGTTCGGATCGTTAGCCGTCTTGGCACTCGTCAGTTTCTTCTTCATACCCGACATACGGGCACAGAACGACTTCTTACGGGCACCACCCTCGGGTTGAGGGCGCTTCAGACCCGGCTTACCCGGATTGGCTTTGTTGTAAGACGCCCTGCCTTTGGCGTTCAAGCCGCCAGCGGGGTTTTTGCCTTCCTTACGCTGCCAAGCCGGTGACTTAGCCATAGATCACCATCGTTGAAACGACGGCTGACGGCACGATGTAGACGCTCGTTTGGAAGAGCAATCCTTCACCCGGCATCAGGATGTAATCTGGTGCAGTGGAACTACCCTTGGTATTCACCACAATTTTGGTCGGGCCACTAGCCCCGCCGTCACGGAACGTCACCGTACCTGCACCCGAATCAGGGACAATGTAGATCGCTTTGACGCGACTACGCCCGATAACGAGGCTATTCTGATCCAACAAATCGCCAGCGTCCGTACGGACTTTACTGGCTAGAACATCTGTTTGCATACCCATTCTCCGTCTCCTGTAATGGATGAAGGGGGCTTACGCCCCCCACGAAATCTTACGGGACGAGACTGGCGTACAAACCGATGTAGAGCGTGGTGCTGCCGATAAGAACCGGGATGCGTCCGGCCTGAACCGACACCGTGCCCGAGACCGAACCGGTCGTCAGTTTAGTGCTACCAATCGTCAGGGTCGTGCAGACCAGATTGGTGATCGTGGCAGAAGCGGAGTCGATAGCGCCGATAAAACCATTGTCGGAAGCCACCGGGCCGGAGAACGTAGTACGTGCCATTTCAAATACCTCACATGCGAGTTGTGCTTACCAGTCTGCATGTCGTCAGTCGGGTCTGTCTGGTAAGCAAAATTTTTCCCGATAGACCCTATATACGCCTAGAAACCTAAAAAGGAAAGGGGGGCCGAAGCCCCCCTCCCCAGTCTCATCAGGACGCGCCCGGCGAACCGAACATGCCCAGCGGATCAGACCATCCGAACGAATAACGCTCGCGGCTCTTATACCGCACGTTGCCCGTATCGAAGTCTCCATCCATGCTGTTTTGCAGCGGGGTACGAACGAAGTGCTTCATACCATTCGGAACGTCCGTGGTCAGGAACCAAGCGTTCGTGTCCGTCAGGTAGTGATTCACCGTGTAGCCACCGGGAATCGACCCCATCGCCTTGAGAGCGTTGATGTCGTTGTCCGCAGTTGCCACGCGGAGTTCCGTATCGAGGAGACGCTTGGCGGTAAACATCAACGCCGGGGGGACGATGAGTTTGCCGGGTTTCGCCGCGATCAGAAGTCCACGCTCGTCCGTCCAACCAGCAATCTGAATGACAGCCGCCTCAAGCGAAGTCTCGTTGAGGTCAGAAGCCGTCAGACGGTTGCTGTTGGTGCCACCCGAAACAAGCGGGTGATCCGCCGCGAACAGAGCCTTGCCGTCACCACCAACGTAGGACGACGAGAACCCGTTGTTCAGGACAGATGCCGCCTTGACCTGCTTCGTGTACGCCATCGCTCGGGCGAGCGCCTTGGTGTATCGCTTGGACAGCGAATCGTACAGGTTGTCTTCAACCGCTTCTTCCGTGATGGAGAAGCCGAGAGCAATGGTCTCGTGGCTGTAGCGAGCAGTCCACGCTTCCTGTGCGTTGTCATACGCAATCGCAGCGCCTTCCGACTTAACCGGAGCAGCACTGAAACCAGAAAGTTTGGTCTCCTCTTCAAAGGAACGCTCGGAGGTCTCAGTCTCGTAGATCTCCTTGTGCTCCTCGCCATAGGTCTTGTACTCAAGGCCGAACAGGGCGTTCAAACCCGGAAGGAGTTCCTTGAGCAGTTGTGCGCGTGAAATAGCCATGTCTTAGAACTCCCTTATTAAACGCCGACGGGGCAGTTGTAAGCGTGACCACCAACAATCAACGAAACGCTCGTGAGGTACGGTGCATTGAACTTCACGATAACTTCGGGATAGTAGGTAGTGCCGCCAGAAACAAACGCCGTGTCTTCGACTACATCGACGATACGCATCGGCAGAGACCGGGTGGTCGCAACCGAAGACAGCAGGAGACCCCGCTGCGAGTCGTTCGTCGTCGTGTTCAGCGACTCGTCAACCAGTGCAACGTTGGCACCGATATCCTCGTACGTGAACCCGCTAGTGGTCGAAACGTTCAGGGACGCCGAAACGCCCACAGCCTTGAACAGGGTGTTCGGATCATCAGCCACATACGCCGTAACGTACGTGCCGGACTTCACCGAAGTGCCCGAAATCCAAGCCTGCGAGTAGGTCGGCTGACCCGTCACAGTGGACACGAACGAACAGCCCAAGAACACACCGGCAAAGCCAGCGGTCGGAGGCGTCGTCGTCGAAGTGGAGACAGAGATGGTGCCGCTTGAGGTCAACTCAACCGGATCGCCGTAGCCAATGCTCGCAGCACTGGACGCAATACGACGCTGGCGAGTGGCCCCGGCAAACACCTGCCCGCCGATCAGGTTGATCGGCTTCAAGCCATACGGCTTGTCAACAGTAGGATATGCCATTAGTTACTCCAAAAAAGAAGTTATTTGCCTTTGCCAAACGAGACCGTAGTCTTCTTCTCACTGAAGAGGGGCATACGCTCATCGTTCAGCCTCATAAAGTTGTTGTC